CAAACCCGCCGAGCGCATCGGCCAGCTCATTATCATCGATATCGCCCGCAAGGTATTTAGAGACAATATCTCTGTATGGTTTTGACTGCTCTGCATTTTCCAATACGTTTGTCATCCAGGGGTCAGCCATCGCAATTTCTGTGAGAGGGCTTTCGATGTCTCCAGGCACAGGATTCATTCCCTGGTCGTCGAACCAGAATGGATTAGGCTCATCATCAGCCTGGAATGGGTTGTAGTAACCACCAGTTGATTCGTCGTAGTAATAATCGTCTGAATACGTGTATTCCGATGCTGGACGACCGATATTGCTCTTTGGAAGAGTCCTTGGAGCTGGTGGCTCTTCATACGGGATACTCAGAATCTCGTCCTTGGTCAGGGTGTCAAATACTGCTCGCTTTGTCATCTTTGTTTCTTCTGCGATTTCCGAAACAGTTCTTCCATCAGCAAACATCTGATGGACCTGGTACAACTGCTTCGACGCATAACGACGAGGCCTGATGTCTGGGAATTGAGACAAGTCTGGCCTATCGAGGAGTTGATTATCTGAGTGGTCGTTAAAGAAGTTTGCGTGAGCAAAGGCTCGCGTATCGAGAATCTCTACCGTGCCACCTTTTTGTTTTCTTGCAAGTAGAACCTTTGAATCTCCGTCCCAACCCCATAAGTAGAACTCATCAGCCATTTTGGCAACATCTGGAATAATGGAGAAGTTTCGGCCTATCGTCGCTGAGATGATGTGTTTTGCGAGCTTTCTTGGGTCGGTCTTTTGTCTTTCATCAATACGGTCTTCGAGCACGCTTTCTGGAGCAACCACATAGTGTGCCACGATTTCGTAGCCAGCATCTTTGGCGGCTTGGAGGGTCCCAAAGCCCCTGTTGTACTGACCGGTTGAGTCGTATACGACATCCTTGTCCTGCTCAAGAGCAACACGAAGAGCCATGTCTGCAATCACGCGCGACTCTTCGTGTACGACCGTTGCCCACTCGGTGTCGCCTGCAGCATGTGCTGCGACTGCCTCCGGAATGATTGTTTTGATTTCGTCCGCGTCGACATGTACGGAAGAATCAACACCAGGAATATTTGCTTCACCTGTTTTTCTCATTGTCGATTTGCCGCTTCCGGGTGCTCCACCTACAGAAACAAATCGCTTTGGCTCACCTGGTTTCCTGTTTGTTGTAACGGCGTTAGACATCGATACAGCAACGCTCGTATACAGGTCAAAGAATCGGTCTTGGTCAACTTTTATGTTCCCTGCTCCAAAAGTAGTTGGCACATCAATACCGTCACTCGGTTTTGCTGGTCTGTACTTCTGCATTGAGTCCCACAGTTTTTCATCATGCGGAACCACTGGCGAAACGAAACCAATTCTATCGCTTAGCGTTTTATCTAACGGCGGAAGAGATGCACCTTTTCGCGGGCTCGATGCTGGTGGAGTGGCCATCTTCCCTGCGATTACATAATCGTTTCTCAGCTTATTGAATTGTTTTCTAGCGCCAACGATGTTGGAGCTCAATTGCTGCAAGCTGCCACTACGGGCAACCGCTTCACGCTTGCCGTTTACTACCGGAATAAGTGAGGACTTGATGGGGGAGTAGTTTGGTGACTGACGCAGCCTTCTTCTTTCCTCAGAGCTTGCTCTCCATTTCGTGTCTCCGTTATTCCACTTAATCGAGGCGTCAGGCAACGAATCAGCAGGAAGTATTTGATTCAGCCGTTCTGCGGCTTCCCTGAGTTCTGGAATTCCATAGAAGTTGTTGATGTCGTCGCCGCTTGTCTTGTTGAACCAGCCGTCTTTTCCAATACCCCAGAATGGATACCATTTGCCCGTAGCGACATCCTTCTTTCCGCCGCGTCCAGAACTTATGTAGAAGGGAACATTGATATCGTCATAAAAACGGACGACAACTACGGGTCTTTGTGCAATTGTCAGGATGCCCGATTCGTAACGCTCGCCATCTGGTCCGCTGAATTCAAAGTCAAAGACTTCGGCTATCGGGAGAATTTCCGTACTTCGGAGCCTATCCGACGAGGTCTTGATGAGCGTCATATCCTTTTTGGACGGACGGGAATTACCTGGATATCTAGTGGAGCTTTCGCTCAGACTTTCAGGGAGTAGTTTGCTGAATTTTTTTTTTGACTCAGAATCCATTCCACCAGAAATCATTGGCTGGTCTAGCCGTGCTCCTTTTTGGGGGCCGCCGTATCTATCACCGATATAAACCGGAGACTGAGGGTCATCAAATCTTGGGTCAAAATTCATAGTGGACCCAGAAATAAATCCGTCTTTGTCAAACGTTATTCTTGTGTCTCCGCTGGCTCGAGCTCGGTCAGCCGCTCGCTGGCCCATATCCCATTCTTTTGTTCCAGGAATCGGCTCGCGGTAATACATGTCGCTAATCGCCAGGTCTCTATCGGAATCATTTATGTTAAAGCCCAAGAAACCATCGTCGATGTCATCAGTTATTTCATCAGAGCCAAGATGATGCGGCATTTTGACAAAGTTGTCGTACTGTCTGTATTCGCCAAGTATCGCGTCTGCGACCCACGGCGGACGAATCTTATTTGTTGATGGCTCAACATATTGAGACATTGGCCAAGAGTCAAACAACTTATCAAGCTCTGGAATTTCCATAAAGTCGTCGTTGTCGTCAAAGTCGAAGTTATCGTACGACTCTCTGGCTGCAGGGTTGGACAAAACCTTGTAGGCCTCCGAGATTGTATACAAGCGGTCAACCGAGTTCGGTTCATTTTTCATCGCCCTGGACATGATTCCAGAAACCTCAGAAGTAAAAGCATCGTCAATCTCGCGTTGGGGAGCTGATTCATCAACACCAAGCTCTCTGTATAAATTGCGTGATTCAATATTCGGAACACCCTTCATTGCGCCGCTGATTCCATCAGAGTTGTTCAACTTGGACATAACAGCAATCTGTCGAGCTCTCACGGACTCTGAGGGGACCTCAAAATACCTAGCGATATCGTCGATTGATGCACCGTCATTACGCATGTTTATAATGTCAATGTCCGCGCCACTAAGGGAGGAATTATTCGTCGCGAGAACGCGCCGAAGAGCTTTGTGTTTGAATGTGTCAGTTTTTTCAATTGCTGACGAGTAGGATTCGATTGATTGGCGCACAGCATCTTCTGACATCTTGAATCTTGAGGCAATATCCTTCACGGAAGACCCCATATGCTGATTCATTATGTATATGTCTTTGTCGTTGTTTCGGAAGTCTCTAAGGTCTCTCGCGCTGAAGTAGACGCCATCTCTCTCAATATCGGTCATACCGCCAACCATGTAGTTCATGCTTGGCGTTCTTCTGTAGTTGATTACGTCGAGGTCGCGCTTGACTCCCATAAATTCATCAGAATTGTTTCTGCGAAGTTTATAAAGAGCTCGCTGCTCTATGGTCTTTACTCGTCCATTGTCCATTTTTGTGACTTCAGATATATCAGAAATCGAAAGGCCATCGAGTCTCATTCTTGTAATTTGCTCTTCGTCTCGGGAAAGTACATCTGCTTCGATATCGGTTAGCGCTTTACGGTAGATGGCGTGGTGTTCCGGCTGCAGCGATTCCACATTATCCCTGTATGACTCAACCGATTCTCTAACCTCTGATTCGGTAAGTTTGTACTTTCTGGATATTTCCGAAAGAGACATCCGCTTATACATTGAGTCCACATACATGGCTTTTTGATTTGGGGACTGCTCATAGCGGCGAATTGAATCACTCATATCACCAATAGTTGTAGAGCCATCCCTGTCTTGCATGCCCATTCGACGAAGGGTGCTTCCAACTCTCCCTTTGGAAATATCCAAGATGTCTGCTATCTCTGCTGTTGACATCCCCTCAAGGGCGAGCGTCATCACGTCTTTTGCTGCATCGTTTCTTTGCTTCGTAAACTTATCCTGCGGCTCGACTCCACGAACCGCGGTGGAGAACCTGCTTCGTGAGTTGCCAGTTGTGTTGAGTTTTCTTTCAGAGATTATTCTAAAAATAAGTTCATCTGTCGGAGCCAGGCCGGCTAGCTCGCTGCCTCTATCCGCTTTTGAATTATGACTTCTAATGAGGTCTTTTGGTTCTGGGGAATTTCCATTGTCGCGTATCGCGAATTCAAGCGCTGCTTTATCTGACATGAATTTAGCGATTGAGTATTTATCCATACCGGCCATACGCAAGTTGATTACGTCATCAATAAACTTTCTTGCAGCTGGGTTATCTCTTCCGTTGTCAAGACGACTTACCTTGTCAAATTCGTCAGGGCCCATTTCGGTCATTGCTGCACGCATCGCACCAGATACTGCCCCAGGCGGTATCTCTGGAAGATTTCTCTTGGTTCTCTTTGGTGGCAATCCACGCTTGGCTCTCTCTGTGTTAATCAGAGCGTCTAGATGAGCATGTGCTTCTTTGATGATTCTTGCCACTCTCGGCTTGGATATTGCATCAAACTCCGAACCAGTTGGCCTCCAGCCCCCATTTGTTGTGTCTGGAAGTTCTGTTGGAAAAAGTTTTAGGCGTGGATTTTCTTGGTCAAATAAAGTTAGGTCTCGCTCAAGTCTTTCGGCGTTGTAGGCCACGCGCAATTCGTTAGCGTCTCGTATTATTCTCTGTTGACGTTGTCTTGCCAACCAGTTGAGGTGGGAGAATTTTTCTCCCAGGGACGATAATTCCGGGTCCTCATGGGCGGAAAAAGCTGCATCGAACCACGCTGCGTGTCCGAATCCAAGTGGAATATCTCCACTGGCAAGGTCTACCAGTGGAACGAATCGAGCTGATTCTGCATCATCGCCAGCTGTTGGTTCCCAAGTGGATGGAACTTCCACGAGAACTGCAGAAACTTCTATGCCTTCGGCAAAACGAGGGTCCCAGTCTGGGGAATCGATTGTTCCCAGCTTCTGTGAAGTAATTAGGTCTTCCGGACGAAGTCCTGTTTCTTCGAGGGCTTCTCGTAGAGCTGAATCGAAAAGGTCCGCGTCTCCCTTGCTTTGGTCAAAAAATCCACCAGGAAGAGCAACGGTTCCTTCACCATCTTTTCTATGTGGGCCAAAACCTCTTTCGATGACCAATGCCTCGAGCGCGCCAGTAGATGGGTTCTTCCTGATAATTAATGCGTCTCCAGCCCTTTGCTTGGGGCGTTTGTCAACAGCAAATATGTATTCGTTTTTTGTTCCGTCAGCCTTGATTGGCGCAATGTCTGCAAGGTTTTGACGGTGAACCGAGGCAGCTCGATAACCACTTTGTCTGAGTCCAAGACGCGCAGCTTCCCACTCAGCTGTGTTTTGTGGAAGCTCTTGGCCACGTTGCTGTTCTCTAAATTTTCTCCCAAGAGCCAGGCTCGCCTTGTAGGCGGCGTCTTCGTTTGTATAAGACTCTGGTGACATTATTTCACCATGCCTATTGACCATGTACCAGCGACCGTCTTCTAGTTCTTCTGGCACAACTTCTAGAAATCCACCAATCTTTAGTTTGTCTTTGCCGCCAAAATTCTTAATTCTTTCGTTGCGAGAAGTGCCTTCCATTCTGCCTGTTATGCCGGATTTGTAAAATTCTGTTGGTCTTCTGTTTACGTATGGAGTTACATATCTTGGTGTGCGAACGCTAGGGTTCAAACCAGTTTGACCGACTCGACCCGTTTGTTGACGTAAGCGAGCAGGATTTTCTTCATTCCCAAAGAGCCTTGGTGTATTGTTCACGGCTTCTAGTAGTCTCATGTAAGACTTTTCATTCTGGTTAAGCCGATTAAACGCCGGGGAACTCTCCATGCTTTTATTGTTATTACGAATTGCCTCTTGTATCTCCCGATTGAATCGCTTATTAAACCCCGATGCGTTTCCAAGCATTGGCTTGGTTACATCAAATCCCGCGCGGTCATACCTCTTGAGAATTCGAGGGTCTGCAAATCCGAATCTTCCTTCAGCGGCCCTCCGGGCACCTCTGCGAGCAGAATCTTCAGCTCGTCCAAGCGCCCCAGCACCCTTCATGAATCCGGTAATGCCCTGACTTTGCGCCTGTTGCGATAGCGACTGCAATTCTCCCTTGAATCGCTCGAGCTCTTGTTTTCTTTGCCGCGCACGATTAAAAATTGCGGTTGTAGATGACGAACCAGCCGGGTCGCCTGTCTGAAGAGCAAGAGAGCGCTCATATTCGACCAGGATGCGCAAGAGCCCGCGCTTCGTCTCGCCTGTTCTCCTGTCGACATAGCCAAACATTTCTTCGTTCCACTTATAGATGCGGTTCATATACCTAAGGAGCGGTTCTTTGGCCCTATTCCAACCGGTCTGGCCGAATCTATTTCGTTGATTTGGATTTTTGGGGTCGACCTCGAATAATCCCGGTCTCGTTTTTAGTAGGGAAGAAATCATGCCGTGAAGCATCTGTTTCGTTCTTCTGAACTGGTCGTATTCAATTCCAATCTTCTTTATTGTTTCGTCAAGATACGTAATTGCCCTATCGATTGTGTTCTGAAGGTCACTAGCTGTAGCCCTAGTGGAGACATTCGGGTTTGAAAGTCTTGCTATTTCGCGTATACCTTCAATTAGTTTTTTTGTCTTGGCTTTTTCGAATGCCGCTTTTCTTGTCTGAAAGGCCGTTCTTGCCACTCCATCGAGATTGGTCCTGTTTGCACTTGGTATACTGTTATCAACCTCGTGCATATGCAATGCCTGGACAACAGTGTTTACGTCTCGAATTTCTTCCTGAAAAGCAATTTCTTCTGGTGTTAAAGTCCCTACCTCAAATAAGTTCCAAAGCTTCGCACGTTCTTTTGCGGCAGCTTTCGTAGAACCCAAATACTGCTCATTTTGCTTTAAGCGCTCATCCTTTGCGAGTTCACCAAGCAATCTTCTGTATTGCGGTCCGCTGGTATCAATAATCTCTCCAGACGCATCAGTCACTCGTCCTGCTCTTGCTGAGAATGATGCCCCACCATAATTCTGCAGACCAAGTTGTTGAGCAAGATTATCGAGTGTCTCCCCAACAACCTCGCCAGTTTTCGGGTCTTTGCGGAATAGTTCAGGGTTTGTCTGCTGAAGCACATCGATTAGTTTGTCCCACCGAATATTGGGGTCAATCAACGCTGGGTCTGCGCCCTCTTCGAACTCGCCGTTGTAACGACTAAGTTCTTCCGGCACGTCCGTATATCGTGCAATTATGTGACTGTTGTGTATGTCTGACCATTCTTGTGCATAGTTTCCAGCCAGATACTCGTTCCACAAATTTTTATCTACTTGGTATTCTTTTGAATTAAGACCAACTTCTTTACCCTCGGCGTCAGTTACCTGGTTGAGAGGGTGATTTTTGTCGCCATCATAAGGACCGAATCTTTCCCAGTATTCATCAGTATCTGGAGCTGCAGTGGTTGGTTCTTGGTTTTTCTTGATGGAGGATATTGTGTCGCGTATATTTTTCACATCATCCTTGGTGAACTCATCGCCAACTTCAGGGCGATTTTGTAGGCGCTCCGCCTGGGAGTCGAGGATGTCTTGGTTTGCTTGCTGCATTTCCTCAATCGAGGGAGGGTCTGGCTGCATGCCTCCTTCTTCTCCTTCTTCTTCTTCGCCATCAAGCAGGTCTCCGGGCGATAGCTCAAATTCGTCTTCGTCTTCTTCTGCTAAACCAGCTAGTGCGTTAATCAGCCTTCTGTTGAAAGCTTCGAGCTTGTTGAAGTCGGAAAGGATTGATGGCCCTATCTTGTTTTCTATTTCTCTGCGTTGTAATGCAAGGTTGAAGAGAACTTCCATAAGTTCTGCGTCTGTGAATGGTTTTTTTGTAGCTGGGTTGTCGTACATACGAAACAATTTGAATGCCCCAGACTCAATCCATTCGCGCAACGTATACGGTTTCCCAGTTGATGTGTTTATCGGCAGAAGGCTTTCGTCGGGAACTTTTGTAGGGTCATTTAGGAATGTCTCAAGAGCCATTGCTTCATTTAGGAGAGAAGTTATGCCGTTTATCTGCTGCAATTCATTGAACATTTCAGGGTCAAAATTTTCCTGAATTACTTCAATTGCCTCGGATACGGCGTCAATCTGGTCTCGCAGTTCTTGTTCTGTGTAAGGTTCGTTTGTATCCGGATTGATTGGGATTTTCTTAACTGCTTTTACTGGCTTCCCGCCATTGAGCCAAGTGGTTAGCTGTTCGTTGAAATTGTCTAAGTCCTTTTGCTCTGATTCATCGAGGAATCTTTGAAGAGCTGCGTCGAATTCTGGGGTATCAACGTCGTACCCCTCTTCGGCAAGCACCTTGCGACCGACCTTCATTCTGTATTCAAGAGTTTGAAATGATGACGGTAGCGCCGCTAGTAGTCTTTCTGCATCTGACAGTCTTGCTTGGGTTGGAAGAAGTTGTGCTGCCTGCTCGACGTCCTGCACAGAAGGCGAGCCTGTGTTTGTTAACTCTGGCAAAACAAAAGTATTGAAGAATGACTGAATATCAGCATCACTCATTGCATCGATATCCAGGCCGGCAATTAGGCCACCTGCATTAAACTTCTTGTATTCATCAACAAACGCTTTAACTAGCGGTCTCTTAACTGATGCGGCAAGAGCAAGCTCCCTCGGGGACAGTGGCGCATTCTTTGCTTGATATGCAGGAACGGACATCCCAGGGACCGAAGATATATCTCCAATTGTCGATGTCCATAAATTATCCAATTGGGTATCGTCAAGAGCATCAAGCGCCTCTATGGACTTGGTTACGTCTCTGCCAGCAAGAACTGCGTTTAATGAAGGGAATTTCGCAGAAGCATTCGGGTCGATGGCAAATCCTTTGAGTTGCTGGCGCTTCCATTCTTTCCTTTTCCACTCTTGCTCCTGTTTTGGCGTCATTGAGCCCGACATCTTGCCGGTGATTGTGTAACCACCAGCCATTGCGTCTGCAATCAAGTCGTCTCTTCTGTACGAACGCGGAGTGCGCTGTTCAAAGGAAGCAGCAGAAGTAGTTCTCTTTGGCTGCACTTCGAACTGGTCGAGACCGCGGAATCCTGGTCGCGGTTTGCGTGAGTCGGAGAAAGTTTTTACAAGTCTCTTGTCATCTTCTCTAACACTTGGCACATAGCCAAGACTTATATTGCTTGAGCGGTCCGGGTTCCTTCCTGTCTTGAATGTGTCGAACAGGTCTTGAACCATATTGTCGCGATTTTTTGATGAATCAGGATTTCTAAAAACGTATTGAACCATGGAGTCCCAGTCTCGGAACCTGCCTTCGGATATTGCTTCCGTGAATGCGTTTCTGGAGTTGGAAAACTTTTCAATTGCTCTGGTTAATCGTGGATTGTTGTTTGTGAATTTATTCCGGTTCGATTTTCTTAACTTTTTATGTTGGTTAATCGCTTGTTGTATTTCGTCCCTAACGACATCAAATCGGTCTGCAATTTCGGCAACAGTTGATTCACCAGTGATGAACTGTCTGTATATTTCTGGACGACTATCCCTAATGCTTCGAATTGCGTCACGCTCGTACTGAGGTGGGTATAGTTTCGGCTCCGGTTTTGCATCACGCACTGCCGCACGGATTTCCGTTGTTGGCTTGGTCTCTGGGCGCTTTGACTGACGTATTTTTTTCGGCTTGGTCTCTTCGATGCGTCTAGTCTGTGTAGAACCTCTTCGAATTTTTCTTGGTGAAGGCTGTGTCCGCGCAATACTAGAAGGAAGCGTTGTCGCGTATCTTCCGTCGGCAAGTCGTTCAGCTCTACCAAAAGCACGTGCTTCATCAACCTGTGGTTGACGTCGTATTCTTCCAATGTTGTCTGGTGTACTTGCGGCAGCTCTCCGTGCAGCCTGGGTGATTCTCGTACCAATACGTCGTTCTTGAATAGTTCCTTCCTGGACGATGTTGTCTCCATCTGCGTCTCTTGCACTGGGGTCGAAGGTAGCGAATGCACCGCGAAGCTTTCCACCTATTCTTCTAGCTACCCGCCCACCAGTGGATGAGCCAAAATTTCTTTGTCTTGTTACTTTTCCTATCCGTGAGCCGATTGCCTTAAACTCGAAATCCTCGTAAAACTCGATGTGTTTTTGCCCGCGGGTCGAACGCTTGCGTGCACGCTTCGCTGCTTCTGTGTTTTCAACGAACTGACGTCCCTCTCTGCTCCCTTGAATTTTTTTTCTATTCGTTGCGGCTCGTTGGCCGACAGTTAGACGGTTCCATGCTGCTGCAGGAAGATAGCGTCGCGTCACGTTTCCACGACGAGCAGGTTTGCCGTCAGAAGTGCGCCACTTTTGTTTTGTCCACTTCGAAAGTGAACGTTGTTTTTTTGTCTTTCCACCCTTGTAGCCACCACCAGCTTTTCTGTATGCGATTGCAAGTAGCTGAGCCTTCCTTGCACTCCACTGACCCGGGTTTCCACCCTTTGAGCCAGCCATAATTCTTTTCTTTAGAGTTTCTCGAACCTCTGGTTTTGTATAGTTTGCGCTTTTGGAGTCGACCTTGCGACCACCACGACCGCCGATTACCCTGCGTACCTCGCGCTCAATTTCTTGTCTTCTAAATCTTCTACCTGAGTGGCCGATGCCAGATACTCTCCTGTAGTCAGATTCGTTTGTGCATGGCATCCATGATGCGGCTCCGCTTCGGTTGTTATATCTTCTGATTCCAATGCAACCGATTTGTCTTGCTCTAACTCTGGCCGAATCCGGGTTGTCAAACACGTCGGGGTCGGATGGATTCACGACGCGAGCGCCAAAAATCACCTTTTCTTCTATGTTTTGCATTTCTGCGGAATCATCCATGGAGGCTCGTTAATTTTCTCGAATATCGCTGATTTGCGATAGAAGCAGATGAAACAATCTTACTTTACGAGTGCTCGATGGCGGGAGTAGTGAAAGCCTGGTGTCAACTGTTGACATTTTTTATCCCCACCTGCCTATCTCTTTCTTCTTGAATCATCTCTTCTGTGAAATCTTTTTCTGGAAAGTGAGAACGCTTGAGTCGCTCTGCGCTCAGGTTCGAATTACCAGGATAAGACAAGACAATCTCCATCATTTCCACCAAGTCCCTGCGTTTGTTTGCGTCCAGGTCGTCAGCGAGGCTTCGACGCAGAAAGTTTGGATTTGAATTCAGCGTGCGCTTTAGATATCCAGGCTGGTTTCTTTTGAGGTATTCCTCAAACCAGGTTGACGTAATCGGCGCCAAATTATCGATGCTCTGTGGATTGCTGACCGACATGTACTCAATAAGTTCTTTTCTCAACGCTTCAACCGTTGGTGTTTGGTGCATGGGCAGCTCGGGGGAATTAATCAACGCATTCATCTGCTTTCGGATGTACTCCAAAACATCATCTTGTGAAAAGGTGTCCATTTCCTCATGTTCGGGCAAGGGAATAAAAGGCTTGTCTTCGGGCCTATGGCCGTATGCCTCGGCGACAGCTGCATAGAGACGTGTAATTCTTTTATTAAATTCTTTAACCAGCTCATCTCTGTCGTCATTGAAGTAAAGTCGCACTCCTATGTCGTTTCCGGTCTTTTTATCACGAACTACAGAAAATGGATTCCTAATCCACGATTCAAATCTATTCCAATACAAATCTGGATTAATCGTCGGTGCAAAATAGCCTAGAATATCTCTGACTTGATTGGCGTATGCGTCCTCTCCCATTGGTGTTGTGGCGTGCCCGAACAGGGAGCCATATTGGTCTCGAAATGTTGCTTGACCGCGCGCACCCGTTCGTGATGTCCAGTGAACACCCAAATCATTTATGAGGCCAAGGTTTTCCTTCAGTATTGGGTTTAGACCGGTTTTTCCATCAGCAGAATTTCTTGTTTGCGGAGAAATCTTTTTAGCAAAATTTGCGTATTCTGGGGTTAGGTCATTTCTCCAAAGTTTATTAATATAATCCCTGCGCGAGTTTTCGTCCTTCCAATCAAAAGTCAAATCATTTTTTATTTTGCTTTTAATTGCATTTCGTTCATCTCTATCATTCCACACCCTCCTGAAGCTGGCATCCATTGGGTCAATTAACTCCTGGTGACCCTTGAATGCTTTTGGACTAATTCCGAGAGCCATCCTTCCAACAACGCCATCAGAATCTTTAAAACGAGACCTTGGTGTGTATTTGCTCGGATTTGACCAGTATTCATCGTTCCCTACGCGCACCCCATTAGCCTTCAGTGTCTCCACTAGGTGCCGCACAGAATTGAAAGAATCATTCAGTTCGTGTATTTGAAGCGACCGTCCTATTTTAAACAAACGCTGTTGATTTATGTTCCCGTTAGGTTTTTGGTCTGGTCTTGGATTTGGAATCCACCACCCGGTTCTCATGTTCCATCCAAGGCTTTCCATGTAGGCGGAAGCTGCATCTCGAATCGATGCAAGATAACTCTGGTTTTGTTTAAGCCTTTCAAGTGGCTCGCCACTGACGTCGTACATAAATCCGTACGGTCCAGAGCCTTTGTCTATTGGGAATGTCCACCAGTCGTAATGCTCAATGTGGAAATTTTTCCAATCGTCATTCTGCTTCCAGCGCAAAAACTTTTGTGTTTGGTTTGCCTGCTCTTCAATCAGTTTTTCGTCACCGATGTAGGGTGTTTCATTCCTGGGTGGACCGGACGCCATTGCTCCGCTAATTGTTACTTTTTTCCCAGACTTAGGACCAGTTGAAGCGTAGGCTCTGAATTTATTTCCATTGTAAGAAGTTTTTATATCCCTGGTTCCCGGTCTATTCCAGTAGTGAACCCGGCCTCTCAACTGCATTGCTGTGATTCTGTCTTCAATTTCAACTTCCAGAGAATCTATCCCCCCAGTGGTCAATCTCATTACGTGATTTTCCATATCTGAAAGAAACTTGCGTCGTTGCCGACCATTTGTGTCGCTGGGGCTTGGTAGGTTTATTGCACCAGGCAAATCAGTCGCGTCTGGTTTTCCAGAAGGGTTGTATGGCAAATTGTCTTCACCCGTAAGGGGGTTTGTCCATTTTCCATCACCGTCACCATCTCGTGAAACTTTTTGAAATTTCCTTCTTGCAGCCCTACCTATTGAGCCCAATCTACGGCCGACCCGTGGCACTCCCTTTCCAGAAATACCGCCGACATTAACCCCTGTTATTCCACCACCAGGGCTTGCATCTATTCTGACAACGCCACGTTCCCCCAAATTTTCCCATCCGTCACGATGTTCTCCAGCAGAACGCTTACGTGTGCGTTTTTTCTTTTTAGAGAAAAGCTTAGGGACTAACTCTTCTTCATTTTTCATTACGGTCTCTTTTGTTGCTTCATGTACTCCGACTCGTGAAGTTCACCATTTTCTTTTGCATACAAATCCAAGGCCAATCGGTGGTTGTCGTTTGTTGCACTTCTAAATTTCTTTGCTTCATCTATTTCTTTTTTGAATTTAGATTCAAATTCGGAAAATGGTTTTGCATCACCGGTGACGAAATCTATTCTGGGTACTGATAATCCATCAATGTACGCTTCCTTGAGAGCCATTTCATATTCACCTGCGACAAGGTCTTGACCTGCGATGAACATAGGTGGAAAATTCAAGTTTTCGAACAGGTCAAAGTATTTGTCTATAAATTTTCCGCGATTGTACTGATATCTCGCATCGTCTGAGTCGATGTTTGCATTGCTCATTAACGTCCCCAGTTTCTATCGTTTATAGGTGAGTATGCGGTTCCGTTTGGTTTTGGGACCTGCAGATTCCTCAGGTGACTTACGATATCGGTATAGTGCTTTATTCCTGTCCTCAGCATAATCATACCTGAGCGATTCATCATCAGCACCCTGTCCCCGGCCGGATTGTCAGGCCTGCTGATAGCTTGAAATAATTCCGATGGAAGCACCGTTTGAGCCACATCGGGAATCAATGCGTCAACCCCCAACATTGATGCGCGAGATTCTGCCCCTAAATACAGAATGCTTCGCATGGCTGAATTGAGTCTTGTATTGTACTCTTTTGCATCTGTGCCTGCTTGCCCAGGTTGTGATTCATCTCGGCGCATCTGCGCGAGCTGCACGAACCAGCTGAGATGTTGAGCGTACCAAGCATTCACTTTTTGACGCAATGCTTTTGTCTCTTCGATTATTCGGATATTCTCCGGTGTGTCGGGTGTTAATCTAACGTCCCTAAACATATCTTCCCATGCAGATTGTGACATGCTTGAATGTGGAGGGCGAGTGCCCAATGGGCTGTCTCTGTATAGTCCCTCCAGGGTGAATGCTCCCCATTCATCCGATATATCAAGTGCTTTCAATCTTGACCTACTTGACTTTCTTACGGTGAGGTCTGGGCCGATAGCGGTTAGTTGTTGAACTACGTCTTCAAGTTGTGCAAGTTGAGTTGCGGTGAATTGTCCGGTATTCGCGTCTGGGAGAACACTGTTTGGCGCCAGCAATCTTGCTACTTGCTGTCCGTGAGATGCATTGACTCCAGTCGAATCAGGAGCGCCAATTGCATTATAGATTCCCCACAGATTTTCGTATAGTTGTCCTGAATTACCAGAAAACAAAGCATGAAAAACGTCTTTGTGGAATATTTCCGATTGGTCGGTTATTACGGCAATCATCGTTCCGCCGTGTCCTCCATGATACGAGGACCAACCACCACCAGGATTAAATGTCCAATACTCGCCGTGTCCCTCTGCCTTTCCGCCGCTTCCCGGGACAAATCTGTCTCCACGGAGAGCCATGTTTACCCACTCTTCTTCCTGTGCCGTTTTTTCCGCTGTCGTTCCGGTTGACGCCTTTACGCCGCGCGTTATCACGAGTGCGCGCCTATTACCCGAAGAATCCACAGAGGTTAAAATTTCGTCTAATTCTTCTTGATTGACCAGCACCGGCAAGCTGCTAGAACCGTTGTAATACCAAAAGTGAGCAACCTGCACGTCGGCTCTCTGTGTGTAGTCGAAATCCGCACCGTACATAGGCGTATTTTCCATGCCGGTAAATTTGCTTGGGTCGCTACCATCCCCATTGCCCTGCATAGCATCTGCGGCTTTTTTTTGTATGACATCCATTGCAACGAGTGCATCAATTTGTTCTTCTGCTAGCTGAGCGATACCTTGAGTTGGGTCGTCATACAGACCCTCGGCTCGATGCTGAGCCCTCACGGCGAGGATGTCATCCAGGGAGCGAGGCTGTAACGGAGGAGTCGCCGTTCCCCATGGGTCAAGGAGTTCTGGTGTTGCGTCAAAGGCTCCCTCATTGCGAGGAATTCCTTTATTTGCCCTTGCTTTCACCCTGTCGAGCATTGCGCGCTTACGCTGATTTCTAGATTTTGCCATTCCTTCAAGTTCGGTACGCCTCATCGCCGTAATTGCGTCCAAAGCCACCTGATTTGATGTTATGTGTTTATCAAGAAGCATCTTCGCTGCTTCTGCTCTTGCGCCCATCTGTAAATACATACTCATGGCAGATTTATTCTTAGGGTTATCGCTGAGTATCGCGAGGGCATCGTTCCGGGCTGTTGCCGCATCCCTGTAAGACGTAGATAAAGTTTTTGATGCCTGCTGCCATGCGTCATTTGCCTCGTCTTGTAGTTGTTGTAGCTTGGCAGCCTTGGCATCCGAGAATGAACTAGAGAGGGAAGCACGCAGCAGGTCGGCGGCATTTTGAAGCTGCAATGCTCTGTTTATGTCGACAAGCATCTCGTTTATGTCGTTGCCTTTTACGGACTCAGAAGGGATATAAAAGAGTGATGGTTCCAAATCCATATCTAGACCTAAACCATCAATGAAGGAAGTTCTGAAAACATCCTCAAATGCCCTCTTCCCAGCTATCGAACCAAGTTCTGCATTGGGGCTAACTGAAGAAAATGTTAGACCCAAGTCGGTCATGCTTGAATCTGGATTTGATTCAATTGAGCTATTTGCAAGAGCCTGCATTTCAGCAAACGTGAGTTGACCAAGTGTCGGAGGCACAGAAAAGACAGGGTCGCCGTTCGTCTTCGTGGGCTTGTATCCTCTCGCGTCAACTCGAGCAAGTATGTTTGCCCTAAGCGACTCGGCTTCGACATTTCTTCCAAGTATTCTGTCGACTGCCGCTGCGGTTGGGTCCGTCTTCGCTTTTCCAGTTAGCACCCGAGATGATATGTAAGCTTCGATTGCGTCCTTGAATGTTCTTGTGGCAACGTCACCAGGTTTAATTGCATCGCCATCCGGATTCACTTCTGGAGCCAATGTTGCGAATCTGGTTGGGAATACCCCAGCTGGGGTAATCGAAACTCGTGGGTACGTTTTTGTCTCATCAGGAAGAACCGGGTCGTAGATTGCCGTTTGCTCAATTGGGAGGTTTGAGTAGTCTTCTATGTATTCGAGACTGACGGAATCCTTGTAGAGACCAGTGCTCGCCTCGTATTCAATGCCTAGCTGGGCATTTCCAACTCCTGGAGTTAAGTCAGGACCAGTTCCCACGGTCGACGGGTCCGGAGCAAGGGATGATTCTGAAACCATGAGCGGAGCCCGCTGCGGCAGTTTTATTACTTTTTTGGCTGCTGCCGGCCTACCCTTGTGCGGAACAACGTCATATCTCTTGTTCCCGGACGACAAGCCAATTTCCAAATAGCTAGAAGAAACGTTTTCTAAAATTTTGTTACGCAATGCAGGTTTTAGGTCGTTTATGTAGAGAATATCGTTTGATTCTTGAGCCCTGGAAAGCGCAATCATGTTGTGTAGGTCTGTTTCTAGAATTCCTGCAAATCTTCCAGAAGTTTTACGTACTTCTTCAATTCTCGCTGCGGCATCGACTGTTGAAATTGGCTGATTCAAATCTGGGTAGCCAAGTCTTCTACGTAGGTTGTTTTCGAGAATGTCTAGATTCTCCTCGATTGACTTGGTTATTTCCGCCATCTCGGATTCGGTCATCGCCAATGGGGAGAGCGTGTTTAGGCGGCGGCCGGTAGTTGTTTTGCCAAAAAATAAACCGACTGGCTCTCCATTGGCGAAACCAATATTTAGTCTCTTTTTCGTTTTTGCTTGTTCTGCTGGTTTGCTTAACGAAGCGGTTCTGCGTCTCTGTCTTCCTGTTAGTTTTGCGATTCGTTCCGAAACTGTTGGACGCATTTTTGTTCTTGCGATTTGCTCCAAGGCCGCGGAGCCGCTGATAAATCTAACTTTTCCTGGCTCGTCTGAGTCGTCCCGCGATGTCACAATCGACATCAGGTGTCTTCCATCCGGAGTCATAAGGTGAGCAACCTGCGCCTCCGTATCTTCTACGTAAACCACAGGACGTCCGTTGAATTGATTTGCTCGGAGAACAATTCTGTCCCCTACCGCGTCTAGCGTGCGTGGGTCGAAATTGCTATCTTCTTCTGATTTTGAAGTTGCAAATTCCCATGCTTCATCCAGATTCCTGGTGAGAAACCCTGGTTCACCGGGAACAACCCACGATATCGATGTCTGCTCAGTGAGTCCCATGTTTGATGGGGAACCCGGCTGCGGGTCCGCATCTGAGTCGTTGAATGAGCGCAGCCAGTCTCCGTAAATCTTTTTGAGTTCATCCTGATTTTCTGTGTCGTATGGAGTCAGGGCGGACTCTCGCAGTCTGGCGATTGCGGCATGATTTACTTCCGCTTGAAAAAATCTATCTAGGTCATCAAGACCTTTGATGGTGTTTTCATTTACATCTCCGCTTGAGGATAGGTGTGGCTCCATGTCTCGCAGGATGATGTCGACCTTTGGGCGACCCTCTTCGGATGGTTTGGTCCTCCAGCGTTCGCGCGCACGCATTCTGGTTTTATTCGGAGGTGTTGGTTCTGTAAATTCATTAAGCTTTCGCTTTCCGCCAACAAGTTCTGGTCTGTTTATTTTGAGCTGCTCGTAGTCTGCATAATCCTCAAACGTGACCAGCTCACCAGCTTGCTCCTTTGCTCGCCGTCTCTGTCGTCGAGCAATTCTTTCGCGCAATTCGGTTGTACTGCGAGGCGTCTTTCCTCTGAGTTCTCTTTCAAGAGTTCGTTGTTCTTTGTCACGCGAAGGACTTAGTCCACGCATGAAACGCTCAACAATGGACTGTGATGGCGTTATCTCAGTTTCCCTGTTTGTGGTTTTCTTTGGAGAGTTCCACGCGGTTGAGCCATAAAATTTATTATGTAAAAACTTACGCAAGTCTATTTCATGATTGCGCTTTAGCCCATTTGCCAAAACTTCTCTCGCCGAAACCGAAAATTTTGATTCATCGGCGATAAACTCCTTGTAGTAGCCACCGAAAACATCACCTTCTTCGTCAGAGTAAAATCCGCCGAGCATGGAGAGTGTCTGGTCTTTGTCTGGAATTTTTGTGTCAATGTCGAGAAAACCAAGAGTAGTGTGGGCGTTATTTAATTCGGTCAACTCCTCAGGCGTGCGCAATCCAAACTCATTGACCGAACGACCATCTACCCATAGCTCCGGAAACACATCTGTTTGCCCAAAAGGTTTTTTTAATCTTGGAATATAATCTGAAATTACATTTCCGTCGTTATTTTGCAGTGGCATAGAGCGATTTACCGCCCAGTTGTGCGTTCCCCAAAGCTTGAATAATTGCGCAAATCTACCCCACTGTTGGTCCGCAAATGGCTTGTCTGGGTTTTCTTTTAGCTCACGCAGAGCCCGTTCGATTATCTGTACATCGTTATCGTCGAAGTCGGCTTCTGTATAAACCCTGTTAGGAAACCCTAATCCATCAGTTTTTTCTTTAGCCCAATTATTCAAATTGCTCACCGCTGAATTCACAACTCCGGCAAGATACTCTCTACCCGAGTCTCTTTGCTTGAGTACGCCAAGTATTGAATCAATTTGCTTTGTAGCAATCCTGTTGCTGCGCTCTAGTTCGTTTTCATTGAGTTGTGGTGAGTTTTTTGTCTGTTTTCGTTCCGATTTTTTTTGTCGTCTTGCAAAACGTCGACCTTCGTAAATGTCTTGTGCTGTTGTTCTCAGTTTTTCCGCAATCTGAGCCCTTCGCTCTGGGCTCATGGCGCCAGTTATGGTGTCGTCATTTGAGAAGGTTTCAGTATCATTTGTTGGTGTTTTTCTTGTGGGGATGCCTTGTCTGCGAGTGCGTCTCCTGGCTTCAGAAACAAAACCTCTGGTTGCCTGGTCATCGGCAACGTCTCTGGCGGTTTGAGAGGCGGCTATTAGAACCCTGTTGCGTCTACTTACTGTTGGCCCAAGCGATTCATATCTTTGTCTAAACGTTGGGCGAGATTCTTTTAGCATCTGACGAGCTTGTTCTTTTTTGAGCTGGTCAGCCCTCCTCATCGCTCTGCGGCTGTATTTTTTCCCTGTTCTTTCTTTGAGTTTTTCTCCAACCTCGTCTAGTTTCTTTCCAGCCCTGTAGACGCTCGGAAAGGCCACCTCATCATCATCAAAACCCTTTGCAATGTCCTTCAGGGAGGCAGTCATCAATGCCCTGCCTATTCTGCGTATTGCCCCAAATGTGCACCCACGACCAAGTCTGTTGGTGAACTGGCCACCATTTACCGTTTCGTCAGGGCATCTCCATCCACCCCCGCCAGGCATGTTTGGGTCCCACATGGCTCTTACGCCCTTGACTTGCAGCAGCATTGAGCTGCGTTTTGAATCAAGGTTGAAAGCCTTTGCCTTGTAGTCAAGAGCATTTTGTTTATAGGCAACATCGATGGTCGCAATCGCAGCATCCACTACTGGCCATCTGTCTACGAGTTCCTCCTCGTTATCCTCGTTCATCTGCTCATATTTTGCAGGCTCCTCTCCGGCAAGGGATTTTACTTTTTCGATGACCAGCAACGCCTTTTTGGAGATGGTGAATTTAAGTTCGTTTAAGTCGGCAATTTCAAAAGTGCTCTCGAGTGAGGTTATAAATTCATCGGTTAGTTCAACATCTTTCTCGACGGTAAGAGACACATCGAGATTGTCGAGCGCTCCGCTACTGGACGACATCGCCCAGTCGGCCCATAGTCTCCCTTGGCCTGATGAGCCGAATGCAACTGGTTTCTTTCCATCGGATGGAAGAAGTATTGCAAAAGGCTGACCAGAGAGCTTGTCTCTAATTACCGTTGCTTTTTTCATCTAATCGATAAGCCAATCAGTTTCTTGAAATTTCCAGATGATGATTTAAGTATGTTGACACGCTGTTCAAATATTTTTTCGACAATCCCAAGATGTAGTAATTCTGCTTCAGAAAGCTGTCCATCTATTGAGAGCATTTGTCTAAATCGCTTAAAATCAAATTCTCCTGCTTGTTCGAGCAGCTTATCAAATAGCATTAACGCCCTCTTGCGCTGCTGGGCCTGAAGTTTTTCAAAATATTCAGCGTATATTCTCTGCTGCTTTTTCTTGAAGAAATCGTTTACTTGCATTTGTCGTCTTCCGCGTATTTCCGTCGAGGTCATACCCGAGAGACCAGCACTTCCATTCAAAGAAGCAACTGCACGCATTCTGCCACCGACGCGTATTGGCGCAATCGTGGAAGGGTTTCTATCCCTGGTATCGGTGAGATAGTCGGACATTAGAATTCCGACAACGTCCTCCGAGGGGAGGTCAGCAATGTCCATTGTCCTATCTTGAACGCCAAACATTTCTGCATCCTGAGCTTCTCCAAGCATATAGTTGCGCTTTTTTCCAGCACCAGCCAAACGAACCTTTGGCGCAATAAGACCCATTGAGCGCTGTAGTTCTGATGCCAGTGCGGCACCCAGATGTTCAAAGTTCTCATCAGGTGTTATTTCAAACACCGTTTGTCCATCGGCACGCTCGTGAATCAATACACCGTTTCGTATTTTTCCAGTCTTGTACATTGCGCTACGACTGACAGCCTCCGACCGAACATTCGATGAAATATTCTCAATCGAACCACCATTATTAAGGTGACGGACCGCAGAAGCAAGGTCTTTGATTTTATCGTCTTCGGGAATTGCTTCTAGCTCTGTGGAGCGAGCGGACTGCTTTGACTTCTTTTTCTTTCGATAGAAAGTCTCATAATGCCACCTGCGCATTGTTCGCTTGCCAGCACCTGCTGGGAGGTTGACTTTAATGATTTCATTCGGGTTTTTTATTCCTTTAAACTCTTCTTCATAAGATATTCCATCGCCCATTTCCTCTGCGATGAATTTTAATTTTTGAACCGGGTCATCATTGGCACGCAGCTTCTCCGCCGTGGCCACAGTTCTACCAAGCTTGCGTCGTTCTCCAACTGTTAGCGGGCGAGCTTTCCCGATGGAAACAGTTGAACCTCCAGATAGGACATAGGATAGTTTTTCAATGCCGGTATTCGAAAGCATTCCAAGTTCTTCTCCACCAATTGAATCCGACGTCAAAGCATTCATCAGGAATGTTGCGCCTTCCATATCTCTGTTGTCGGGGATTGTCCTAAGAACTGCAGGAGAAACTACCGGCTCCAAGATGAAGCCGTCGCGCCGCACCATTCTCATGTAGGCTTCATTTACCTGCGACATCTGTCCGACTATGTCATCGACGGAGCGATTTCTGCGCTGTCTGTTAGCACCAGTAACTTTTGGAATTTGTGGCGCGCGCGACTGGATTACGTCACCAGCCACAGACACTGGCTTAACACGTGTGCCACCGACATCCTGGAAGGATGGGCTACGACGAGAGCCACGCAAAACAGAGGCGATTGTTGCGCCTATGATTCCAGGAAGGTCGAATAGTTGTTTTCCACATGTAGAAAAACGTGAGTCAGTAAATCTTCCACCGAATTGATACCCTTCTGGACATCTATATCCACGCTCTGGCTTGAGTGCGCCAAATCCACCAGGAACTCCTCGACCACCACCCGGGGTGAGAGCTGAGTAAATTCGTGACCTAACAGGACTTCGCACGTTGGAAAAGTTTCCCGGAGTAACGGCAGAACCAAGTCCCTGGAGAGATTGAAGAATTCTGCTGTCCGAGCCAGTCGCTCCGACTTTTATTTCGTAAGCACTTTTTACGCCTCTGCGCTGCATTGCGCATTTGAAATCAATAATTGATTTTCTTTCGTTGACAGAATAAATTGGCGCTGTAAAAAGGTTAGTTCTAGATAGTGCGAAAGACGGAGAAATATGTCTAACTTTTACAATCTCCTGGGACGGGCAGCAATCAGAACTCAATATTGTTCGCATCTAGCGACTCCAATTCGTTTTTATCGATAACATACCCATCGACGTGTTCCCAGTTTTTTTCGTCTTCCACGTACTTAACGAAGTCCGGTTCCATGTCTATGAAATCTTGTAATACTTTCACTGCATGGGTCCAATCATCCTGCGTGATGACTGGGGAAAAGGGCTCATCAACCGAGCGTATACCCGTAAATTCTACAGCCTTCCTGCCACTGCGCGATGTCAGTTTGCGCATTCTATTGTTGAATTCCTGGTCAGAGTAGAGTGAGCCACGAACAACCCCGCGCATCTTCTTGCGACAGTTTTTCATTCCTGGGTGGTGGCACCCTTCATTTGGCCACAGACCAGTTGTTTCGTGATGCAACCAGGCGCATATTCTTTCAAGTGGGTAAAGCTCTGGGTGGTCGGCAAGAATTACTCGGCATCTCCTGAACCCGCCAGGCTTGCGCATAATTGGTCTCCAGTAACGAAGGAGGCGCTCAAGATTGCCCCTGCGCGGTCCATACCCCCTGAGTACATCACCGGTAATATTTTCTTGAGGTATTATGGCGCCAGCAGGTCCTGCTGCTTTTGTGTCGACGGCAATTTGGACATCGCCATTCATAATTTTGTTGACCAGACTCATTTGGTCTCCTTGCAACCAGTGAATAAACCCCTGAATTTAATTGTACGCAAAATACTGTGATTTAAATACATGTCAACTAGATTTCCGAAATCCTGGCTTGCGGACTGGCTGGATTTCCTCTAGTTGGTCGTAAAAATCTAAAGCTTTTTTATTATAAGGATTCTTTGATATCTTTCCGGGGTTTTCCGTGTTGTGCCTAGTGGACCAGTCACTATCCCTGAAGTCTAGCTTCCAGAAACGTTTCTGTCTGTTGGTCTTCATAACTGGGAAGATGTCATTACGTCGTTCAATAAAAGAAAACAGCGGAACTGGGGATAATCTCTTGCCGTCAACAAACAGGCCGTTATACCTGTCGCCATCTGGAACAAAATAGAGATTCCCAGTTTTTCCGACTTTGGCGATTAGGTACTTTTTCACTTTTCATTCCTGCCGTCTGTGAGTTTATCAAACTCTTCCTGTATCTTTTCCAGTCTGCTTCTGGAGTCAGAAATATTTTTAATGTTTTTGAACTTTGCCTGACGCATTGACTCAACAAGTTCTTCTATCTGCTTGTCTATTTTTGCCTCAATAACTTCTTTTGATGTTTTTGACTTGGGAGCCTTACTTGAGAATGAGCGCCCATCAAATACGTCCAATCCGTAGTCATTGGTTACTGCAAGATTAAAACCTCTTGCTTTCGCTAATCTCTGAAGTCTTTCGGCTTCTTCAATTCTTCTTAGATTTCTAAAGTCGTCTGAGATTTTCCTGTATTCGTTAACGTTGTCAATTCGTATGGCTAAATTTTTGGGTATCGCATTAATTGGCTCTAACCCAGACAAAATATCTTCGATTATTTTTTGCTCTTCTTTTGTGGCCGCAAAACTCCGTTTCATTTTTTCTTGAATTTTAGAAATTTCTTCGTCTGTCATGTTGTTGTCAGGGTCATCTGGCGGTGGTGGCGGCGGTGGTGCTCCTGCGCCGGAGGAAGCAATCGCAGGGCCTTCGTCTACATACTCAGTAACGGGTAAGTACTTAAGTTCTCTTGGTTTTTTTGCAAATTCTTCCGGCGTGGTTGAGTTTGTAATATCTAGAGAATTAAACGGAACCCTCACCTCTTCGATATCACTCGGCTCTATTCCGCCCATAATCAGGGCGTCCCTATTTCCCCATGCTCCGCTTATCCGTGGACGAGTTTGACCGTTATCTTTTCTGTAGGCATTGAAATCATTTTTAAATTTTCCATAGAGAAGTTCGATGGAATTTGATTCACGTTCGTCAAATCTTCCGTTAGGGTCAATGAGTGCGCGACCTATTTCGTCAGAATCTGTTGAGTTTGCCAGGACAGGAAATATGTGATTATCAAGGGCGTCACCGTTGCCGTAAGCTGTCCTTTGGCCGGTTTCTGGTTTTAGAATTATTTCAGCATCACCAAAAATAGAATTGAAACCATTGTTGCGATTTTCGTTACTTGACTTAAAAAGGTCAAACTTATAACGTGGAGAATTGACATCAACTTTATTAGAAAACTCCCTAAATGAAGCCTCTTGTTCAGCGAAGTCGCCATCGGAATGCACCATGTATCCAGTTATTGGGCGTTCTGCGTCGGGAAGGTCTGGAGAAATTCCAATGTCTGCTTCGTAGGCTTTTACTCTCTCTGACAGACGTCGCGGTTTGCCTGAATCGTCTCTTCGTAGCCCATTTTCCATTAAGCTCGAAAGTTCTGCAGTGTTTACGTTTAGACGTGGTCTCTGGTCGATGCCAGCATGAAATTCAACTGCTGCCTGACGAAGGTCTGCCAGAATCTCGCGGTCTTCGGTATTGCGCATGTAGTTAGCAAATTCTGGGTCAAGTCCATTCATTGCAGACATGTATTTTGCGTCGCCATCGCCAGACTCTATGAATCCTTTGATGTCTTTGATTATTTCTTGTCTTTTCGCAATTCGTGATGGTTCGCTTTGCTCGAGAGTTTCCGGTCTCCATAATTTACTGTTTGGTACCGAGCTATAGAACTCACGAGACTGTCTTCTGCCAAACTGTGGAGCAGAGCGCAAAGCAGGTGATGACGACATCTTTCCCGACACTCCATCACCTAAGTACTTTGCAAGCTCGGACTCCCATTCTTTTACATCTGAGTCAAAATCGTCTTGTGTTTTTTTGACGTACGCACTTCGCTTGGCTCTATCCAGAGCGTCTTTTGACCAATTCTTTTCAATTGCACCATCAATCAAAAGACGCATTGATTCCGCTGTTGCTTCAGCGTCTTTGTCTGCTCTATGATGCTCTTTGCCAAGAGGGACCCCGAGGTATCTTGTTATGTCCGCAAGTCCATTGGATGGTGATTTTGTTCCATCTTTATTTGTCTTATGTGGTCCATCCGGATTTTCATCTGTGTACCTTGGGAGTGTCATGCCGGCCATATCTTTGAGGTCAATCCAGCCCCTTGCTTGCCATTCAATTCCCGCTTCACGGAGAGTGTCTTCAAGTACGTTCTTGTCGTATGCGGCGTTTTGAACACCCATAATTGCATTTGGTCCAGCAAATTCAACAAGTTTTTTGTGCCCAGACTCCAAAGACTCAGCCCCCTGTAGGTATTGGTCAGTGAGGGGGTTTCCGTCTGCGTCGCGCAAGTTGTCTTTAGACCATTGCTGCAGAGGCTTTCCCGGATTGACAAATGTGTTGAATCTGTCTATTACTTGTCCGTTTTTTACTTTTATTGCGCCTATTTCTACCGGATTTCCGTTTTCCGTAGCGCGACCATATTTGTCGAATACTAAACCAGTTGTTTCATAATCAAGAAAGACTATTTCCTGGTCATTATATCTCTGTTTAAATTCTTCCCAAGAATTAACTCCAGCAAAAATATTTTCTGTTTCACCGAGCATTGGACCGTAGGTTGGCGTCCGTGGGTACTGAGGCACACCGTCTTTGTTTTTCTTGATTCTGCTCTGTCCTGCTTGTGGGGTCGAGCCGCTTCTCATAAAGCCGGTGATTGGGGCTGGTTTCGCATCGCTCCAGAAGTTTGAATCACCAAGTCTTTGGCGATGGTTTTTGCTCATTCCGGCCACCCAACTAGGCGGAAGCGTCACTTCAGCGCTACCACCACTTCCAGCCTGGCGAATCAAATACTGCTCGACCTGTCCGCTTGGGATGTTTGCGTGCAATCCCGATTGGGTTCTCAGCTGCCTGGCTATTTTGCCGACTGCTAAATCCTGTGCGTCAGTTGAAGACTCTGCTGATTCTGCTTTAAAAATCTTTGTTGCACCCATTTCGTTTAGCTGCTGACGAACAGCCTCTTCTGTTGCTTCTTTGTCTGGTGTACCAGTGAGTCTTCGGAAGCTTCCTGATTTGAGCTTTATCCCCTCACCAGGTTTTGGTGTAAGAACAGTATCAAGCGTATATAGATTGTCGAGTGAATCTGGATTGTCTCTTAGCACCTGAGACAGTGGCGCTATTAAGATAGTCGTATCTTTTTCTGAGCGCTGCCTAAATATATGTCCACCAACAAGGTGATTTAATGCGAAGTGAATCGTGTGGCGAGGAACCCTTACCTTCTTTCCGGATTCAGTTGTTTCCTCAAAGTTAGAACGAGGAGAGATGCTTATGTCTCCATTTTCATAACTTGTTTCATGTACAACATACAAGTCATCTAGGCTCAAATCCTCAAGACCAGCTCGGGTTATTGTTCTTTCCTGGTATTCATCAAGTTCGATGGGTTCATACAATTTTCCTTCTGCTTCAGAGACTCGCTTGCTTCCTTTTTCCGCTAAACCATCGAATTCCTTTGCTGCCTCCGTGTCACCGCGTGATGCTCGATACAGAAGGGCGTCGACATCATTCGAATCCATGTCTCCTTTGCCTAGATGGGCATTGAGCCACTTCTCTGAATATTCGCGACCTTCCTTACTGGTTCTGGATTTTCCGGTTATCTCAAATGGGTTTTTAGGAATAATTTTTATTGATGAGTCATCGATTGATATTGCGTCGGGATTATCAAATACTATTTTTTCGCCGTTTATTTCGTGGACCTTGATGTCGACATCACCAGACCTGCTGCCATCGAAACGATTCCTAACACCCGTGACCGTTGTTGGCACCAGCGGGGACATCCTTCCAACGATTGGTGTAGATGATTGCTGAGTTCCCAATGCTGATTGCAGCATTCCCGGCAGCGATTGACGCTCTTCGGTGAATGGCCTGTTTGTGTTTATTGAACTTATCGTGTCTTGATTTTTCCAGTCACGAGAAGAAGTGGTTCTCTGCTGTAATGAGGATGACCTCATTGCTCCAGTAATAGCCGAGGAACTCCTATTTCTATTGCTTCGTGGATAGTTTTGGTCTACAGCTCTTCTGACGGCCTGTGTTTTAAGTGTTGGCCTTTGTTGTGGCAATCCAGAACCAGCCATGCGACCACTAATATTCCATGCGTTTCCAGGAACACTAAAAACATTCTGTCCAATGTCGTCCATCTGGGAACGGTATTGTGCCTGCGTCCGTGTGGCTCCCTGGGCTGAAGCCATTGTTCGCGCGAACTCATCAACCGTGGATGGGATTCCTGTTTGCCCACCTGTTAGTACCGGGTCTCCAAACAATCTTCGGGATGCGAAGAACTCTGCGCGGGCTTCTATGTTTGATGTTGCCGCATAAACACCACCAGAAAACTGTCTCATCAACTCCTGGTCGTCAGCATCATCGGTGATGTTGTTTTCAATTGCCTCAGCTAGCGCATTATGAAAATTGTTTAAATCGGTCTCCAGGTCTTGCCTTGTGTACCCGGTCGAACCTCCCCAACTTCCAGAGCGAATATATTGCCTTCTGCTTAGATTGTTTGCTGAGTCGATTAACAGCTGAATACTTCTGTTTCCTGTTGGATTCGCAGCTTGCCTAAAGTCAATCATCCATGCATTGACTTGTTTCTGTCTTTGCCACTGGGGACCACCCTGCTGTGGTTTTACGAGTGTTTGTGCAAGCGGATATCTCTGAAGATTTTGCGTTTGGAATCCAAGTGTCTCCATAACACTCGAGAAGTGCGCAACGTGGCCCCACTCATGGTTGGCCAAATAGTGCATGTCACCCTCAACAGAATCAGCGACTCCATTTGCTCGACCATTTCTGTCAAAGCCCGAGCGATTTACCTGTGACCACATTTCCCATGGATTCATAACAAGGGAGAACTGAAGTCCACCCTGTTCTGCGGTTCTTCCCTGAGCCGCGTTTGATGCTGCTTGGCTAATTCTTCTTCCTCCCGTTGAAGGCGAGGGAGCAAATGCATCAAATCTAACTTCGAACGCTGACCCCATTTCCGTATCTATCGCGAAAGAGGTAACCCATTTTGCCTGCTCTGGATTTGCAATTGCATTTTCCATCCAGGAGTACCAGTATTGAATCAAAGATGCCTTCAGTTTTGACCTTTCCATCCTGCTCAAGCTCATTGGAATTGCTTGGTCAAACATTTCTTCTATTTCTGCTTGTGGAACGTTTGGAAATAGTTCGGCCATTGCGGAAACGAATTGAGCCTTTTGGCTTATGTCGCCGATTGGTCTACCGGCCGGGAAGTTCTGACTCGGTGGGAGTCTTAGTCCGTCTGGTCGGTTTGGGTTATTAAATCTATCCCTTGTGGAGCGAGCAAGTTCGGTGGCTCTTCTGCCTCTCCAGACTTGTTCTTTTAATCCAAGCTGCCACACATTGTTGCCGACGCCCTTCGGTGCTCCACGCTGCTTGCCTCCAGTTCTCGCTGAAGGGTTTGGTATGAGACCAAACCTCGTAGCCCTCATGGCTCCCGAGACTGTATCGCTAACCATTTGTGGAGTGGGCGCAATTCTGCCACCGTACCCCATTGCTTCTTGAACTCTTTCAAAACCAAGTTCTCTAATTTGTTCAGCGTTTGCTCTAGCTGCATCGAATCCACTAGCAACTCTTCCGCCAACCTGGGTTGACATCTGGGTTGCGCCAGCTGTTGCTCTACGCACTGCACGAGCTCCACTTTGTGCGGCAGTTCTTGGTGACGGTATGAAGCAGTTAGAGCCAGTTATGTCTGTAAATTGGTTTGCAGCTGGTGTTCCCGGAGGGCAGCGAAGCTTGTTTTTATCGTCAACCCATAAGCCTCTTGTTTTGGCTGCTCTTCGCAGTAGCGAGTCAAGGCTGTCCTTTAGTTTCCTTCCAAGGACCTTGTACTCGATGTCATTCAGTTCACCCGATTTAAATTTCGTCGGAGAGGAATGTTTGTGTGTTGACCTAAAAAATGTTGAATCTGTATCCAGCATATTTGGGTTGAAAGTGCAAAAATGCATTCTCTTGCCTGGTGGAACAAGCGGTATTACGTCCCCCGGCTCCCATGTCTTTATGTATTCTTCATACGGGTTTGAATATTTTACTGGAGGCTTATTTACTTCTGGTTTTTCGGCCTTGGTCTCTATTTTGGGAATGAAACCTATTTCTAATTCGCCATTCTTGGACAGGTTGTTTATCCTGCGTTCTGCGAAATTGGAATATGAATTAGCCACTTGTTGCTCCTAGGCGGCAAACAGATACCGCAATCACCTAACGAAGTTATGGAACAACAACCATATTAGCCTATTCAGGTTTTGGTTCGTTGATTTCCTCTTCGATGGAAAGCATTTCGAATTCCATCAAGTTTGACAAGAAATCCGTCACTTCTGACTTCTCTTCAGCAGCGTAGTCCTTTTTGGCTTTGTCCATATCTTCCTTGGAGACCCAGCTCAAAGGAATCATTTCTTCCATGCCAAGGTCAACAGCTCTCTTCATGATATGAGCTTTTGCTGCTGTCTTGTCTTTTGCGCGACCGTAAGCCTGGATTGCATTCTTCAAGTCTGCTTCATCCTTGATTGGGAATGAACCATCTGCAAGTGCCTGCCCGGCTTGAGCCATTGATGTGCGCGAATCTTCCGAGTAGGCACGCTTCAGCGCAATTTCCGCCGCTTCGGCTTCAATCTCTGAAGCTTCTTCCTGCGTATACTCATCGTATCCAAGCACTTCACCATCGAGCCCAACAAACACGTCATACGACTTGCCATTGAGGCCCTCGATTTCTACTGCGTAAACATCAAATCCCTCAAAAACATCTGGTTCAACAGCAATGATGTCACCTTCAACCGATTTAACAGCAATATCTGCTGCTTCACCAAAGCTAATCATCACCTTGTTTTGCAGCGCAGACTTAACCTGCACGACATCCTGAGTGAGCATGTGCCAGCCCATGACTTCGCCGGTTGAACCATCGAAGAACACCTCGACTGGCTTTCCGTCTTTTCTCTCAACATCAACTATAAACAGGTCTGCTTCATCTGAATATCCAGAATCGAGAACCTTGCCTCTAAACATGTCTTCTGCCATGCCTTCAATTTCAATCAGGGCTGGCATTCCCTTTTCGGAAACACAACCGCCTGGGCAGCTATCGCAAACATTTGCGCCGCCTGGGTAGACCTTGCGGTCGAATCCACAAACGAATGCGTTGTCGTCAAAATCTGCTGACTTGTACCCCATTGTTCCGAGTCTGCGTCTGCGCATCTTTTTGCGAACTGAAGATTCATCTGAGTACATGCCATCCATGTCTTTTTCGTCTTCGTCTAGTTCTACTTCAGCGTCTGGCCCCATCATCATGGCGCCTTTCTTTTTCTTCTTTGGCGCAGAACGACGGACGAACATTTCGTCTACTGATTCATCATCATACATTTTGCCGTCAAGGTCTTCCATGTCTTCGTCTTCTTCGTCGTCATCTGCGGCCATGTCTTCGTCGTCTTCGTCGTCCATGTCCTCTTCATCCATGTCCTCTTCGTCATCAACGAGCTCCATGTCTTCCATGTCGTCATCTTTTTCTTCATCTTCCATGGACATTTCTTCATCCAGGTCAGAATCCATTGCGGCCATGTTTAGCATGTTTTTCTTGGCGGCCTTAACGTCAACATCTTCTTTCTTCTTTACAGAGACAGCCATTGCTCCGCACTTTCCACAAACTTTTGCGCCTGGCGTGTATCCACACTCATCCGAGCCGAGGCCTTTGGCGCAACTAACAACTTCGCCGTCAGCATTCAACTTTACGACTGCTGCTTTTTCGCTCATGCTTGGTGCTCCTTGTACTGCATTGAATTGGAAATACAACCTTGTACGTTACTACAGCCAGCGCATGGATTCATGCGCTTTTCTCCGGTAACCATGCAGTTGTATTTACTTAAAATCCGTTGATTATGTATAGGTTTAGCATAACCCATAGAAGAGGATTCACGGCTGACGTTTGGTCTCCGCTTGCTAACAGTGAAGCGCGATGACTTCTTTTTTGCCGTTCGAGGAGCAATCGAATTTTCTTGTTTTTTGCTAAGTTCCAAAAAGTCGTCGATTGCATCATTATATTTATTGACAGACTTCATGTCGTGATTCACTATGGCGCTGTCGCGCAATCGAGCAAGGTGACTTAAAAAATCTGAAGCCATGAATTATCTCTTCGAGAAAATTCTGTCCATTTCGATGTCTTCAATATTGCTATCCACATACGACGCATATATCGCGCGAGAAATAGCCTCAATCGAGTCGTCATTCAATTCATGCGCTCCGAATACGTTAATTCCATTTTCGGCACGAGAAATACGCACGCCGTGGTATTCGGCAACAGTGTCAACCGCTTGTTTTACTTGCGATACGAATTGGGGCTCAACCTTGATAAGTACCGAGTCGTCAACCGTGCTTTGCAGGGCAGTTTTAACGGATATGTCGTTACCTTCAGACACCGAAACATAGACAGAGGAAAGAGACTTTCTTCTGCCTCTCATTTGATTTGCTGCTTGAGTCATTCTTTCTGCAGCGAGCTCTCTTCTGATGGCCCTGCGAACGCCAGCAGGCGTCATACTGTTTTGCTCTGCAATCATGGATATGGCTCGTTCTTTAGCCCTCTCCGGCACACCAGAAGGCATGCTCGGGTCGTCCTGCATGTCTCTTAGTTGTTGCAGGATTGATGAACGTTTCTGTTTTGCGGCCCTCATTTTTTGCATATGGCGCTGTTCGGCTCGACGAACGTCAATTCTTTCAACACCGTATTTTTTTGCTACATCCTCAAGGGAGGCTCCAGCCATTCTTTCCTTGTAAATAGCGGAATCCAGTTTTCCGGCCCTCAGGGCAGAAGCTCCTCTTGTGCGACCCGTAATGGTTGCGGGAATTCCGGGTCTTTCCGGAACTCTCTGTGGGACCGACGGAGCGGGAGCTGGTGCGGGAGCCGGCTGTGGTGCTGGTGCCGGCCGAGGGATTTCGTTTGGCTTAGGGATTCTAAGTGGTTTTTCTTCTCGTTCTGGAATTTCTTGAGGAACGGTTCGTGGTGGCATCATCTTTGGTGCCTTTGGCTTCTTGTATGGAACATTGTCCCTGCCATCGCGCCCAGTTCTGAATCCGTCACCATCTCCATCGAACTCTGATGGATTAACCATTCTTCTTGCCGAACGACCAACACCACGAGCGCTGCGCGCGGCTCTTGCAATGGCCTTTTGTTCAACGTTCTCAATTGCTGTTATCACAGCATCTCGCGCGTCTTTTTCATACCAATCGATGTTTGGAACAACAAATCCATCGGCGAGTAGCTCAATGTCAAAACCGTGATACTCGGAAACGTTGTTCGCTACTTCGTACATCTCCATGTTTTCTGTCTTGATGAAAAGATGGACACCCGGGTTGTCGTTCTTGAACTCTTCCCAACTTGAAAATGGGTCAGACTTTCCACCGCACGCTCCGCCACATCCGCACCCTCCCGGCTTTGGCGCGGCGAGCATGTTCGGGCTTTTTGGTATTGGTGCTCCGGATGTTTCTCCGTTTGAATCAACTGGAAGATAAATCGTTTCGACTCTAACCTTTTGGGCTGGGCCAAACATAAAATCTGACTCATTTTGTGTGTGGTACGCAGCGCGCATTGTCTCAACCATTCCGTCTTTCATGAGGTCAAACACGACGTTGTTGCTGTCTGCTTCGCGGACAGCGACTTCACCACCAAAGTGAGTTGAAATTGCCTTTGCGATTGAACCCATTCTTCCCATTGTTGGATTTTCGGATGGGTTCGCGATGGAATAGATTGAAATATTTTTTTCTTCAATCTCAACCTCACTCGACTTCTTCTTTGAATTCTCATAACGCTCAAGCATGCGACGTCCTTTCGCTGCGAGTTTTGCTGCATCAGAAGTATCCTGTGGCACCGGCTCACCCCATGCGGCTGCAGAAAGCGCAAGGCGTGTTGGGCGACCCTTTTCATCCTTCATTGGTCCAGATGGATTAGTGAAGAAGCGAGTTAGGAAAGAACCTTTTCTGCGCATTTTTTCTGGCGTATTTGCTGCTCCCTTAACTCCTGGCTTCAGATTTGCCCCTTCCGTGCGCTTGAAGTGTGCGCGACCAGCAGCAGTAAGGCCGCCCTTTGGGTCCCTGAGCTTTTCTCCTTTTTCCTCAATGGGAACACAGTTTGGAACCATATTTCCATTCTTGCCCCTCTTCATCCCAACTTGCTTGTAGCCATCCCAACAAGGTCCGCCCTTGACTTCTTCGTTTTGCTTATCTGACTTGATTGAAATTGTTCCTGTGAGCTGATTTGCTCCATGCAATACAGGGCTGACTTCGTATAGTTCAACTTCTTTGAGCATGTTGGCTTGCTTTGTTGTGTCGAATACTGCGTCCAAAGTCTTGTAGCCAATTGACCACTCTTGCTCTTCACCAAAAAATTTTACGTTTGCAAATGCTTCGCGACCACGCTCTGAAGCAAGGTTGAACTGTACTTTGGCAAACAAACCACCAATACCATTGGCTTTCATCTTCGCTGGAAGACGTGGGTCGTTTGGTCCAACTTCGTAAATTTCAAGAACTTTTCCAATTGGTTCGTTCCAGTTGTGGCCCCATACAACGCGAGGCTTGCGTCGTCCAAGAGAGCCATTGAAGCAACCAGGTAGGCATATGTCCCCTACGCTGTCCTTATTGCCAATGCCCGCAACAAAACACTCAACTATTCCCTTTGATTCAATCGTGTTGATTTGCCCAGGAATCGCTTTGTATTGAGTTTCAGTAAAGTCATTGGCAATATTGCTCATGTTGTGGCGCTTTCCATAGTGTTTATCCAATGATAAACAATTATGAGACAGTTCTGGCGAAACTATTCTCGAGTTTTAGTAAAGTCAGATTGAGAACGACAGTCTGCACCTGCAGTTAATTGTTAGGTGCGGCGGAGCCAGTGGGTCTCCTGGGAATCTAATGTCCTTGCCTGAAACACTAAACGCCGAATCAATCGATGTTGTATTTCCGTCGAGCAATCTATGTTCCGGCCTGACCTGAGCATCCTTATTTGCAATCCAGGTCTTCGTCGATGCGCCTATCCCTTTGGCAGCATGATAAACGCCAGAGTTATAGGCAGTTTGGGACTCATGTTCCGCGATTATCCTGCGGCGCTTCGAAAGCAGGTTCATGAATATTGCGAGCAAGGCTGCTTTCAACATTCCAACCCTATCCTCGTCATCTGCAAGAGCAAGAGCGATAAGAATTGCTGAAGCTATTTCATCTTTGGTTGTTGAATTTATTTTCTTCATTCGCTCCATCTGCGATTCGATATCTTGTTGCATTTCTTCTGAGTTTTCGTCCGCGGGCATTCCTGCTTGTTCGCTCACCAATCGCGTGGCATCAGCAGAAATACCTGCGATAACTGGCTTTACATCTTCTTCAAGCTGCTTATTCCAGACCTGCTCATCAAAGATGTTTTCTACAGTCAAGGTGCCAGAGGTGATTAGTTTTTTTGATTTTGCTCCAGAAGCTTTTTCCATCACGACACGCTGCTGTCGCTCCATGAATCTTTCAACATTTCTATCAAGAATTTCAACCCATCGGTCCGCGTTTTCAACGGCTTTTTGCTCCCACTCAGAAAGTTCTTTATTGGCAGACTTGAACTGCATTCCGTTATCAAACGCTGATAGTGCGGTCGGCGAAGCCATCACTGGTTGCTGCTGCCCCTGTCCTTCTGCGGCAAGCGCTTCAGTCATGGTGCTCGGTTTTTCATTAAAATTAACTAATTGAGCAGGTATCTCACCTGGCGCAGCCGGCTGTTCTGGTTGCCCTGTGGGTTCTTGTCCGGGTGCTGGTGGTTGTCCATCTGGAACCATTCCTGCCGCCGCAACACCGGGCATTCCCGGCTGCGCGCCACCCGCAGCCGCCATTTGTGCTGCCTGTTGTGTTGAATCAAACTTCTTATCGGTGTATCCAATCGGCGTGAGGTTTGGATTGGCAAGCATTGCTTGCATTAGGTCGGAATCAATTTTCTTTCGACCCGTTTCTCTTCTGTATTCATTTCCACTAATGAGACCGTTCTGAAATTCATCAAGCAAATAACGTTCTCTTTCTTGCTTGTAAAGAACAAGAATTGGAACTTCCGAAGTGTCAAAGTCAATGTAGTACTCATCATCTAGCTCATCTAGGCCGCGCCCAATCAGCTCCATGTGCGGCAGCATTGTTTCATTCCAAAACACTCGATGCTCTTCTGCGGCATTACTGAAGGTTCTTCCTGATGCATTGCCGATGACTGACTCTGGAACTCCGAAGGAAGCAAGAATTTCTTCTTTGGTGATTTGTCGCATCTGGATGTAGTTGGCGTCACGAGGATTTGAGCCAGTATCCACATAGTCGACACCTTCGTCTGATGAGACGACAGTCACTGCACCGGCGCGATTTATATTTCCACGGAAACGACTACGCAATTCATCTTTGTCGTCGTCATCTATTTCCCCTCGCACAACAAGCAAACCACCCGGCCTGCCGTCGTTGAGCAGGAAATTCCTGTTATAAATTTTTGAAAGATTTTCTATTTCAATAGCGACACCAGCTGATTCAAGTGGAGTCAGTGACAGATATGGGTCTAGGGGGTGAGGCTTGCGAATCCATATGACATCTTGCGGTTTTAGAATTGCTTTAGTGCCGTTCCGCATGTCCACTTCAAAACCTGCAATGAAATTTTTTGCATCTGGAATTGGGGATGTGTGTTGCGGTGGAAGAAGGTGTAGCGCTATGACTCCACCATTTCTCCCTCTAACCTTCTCAATAAATGCACCCCTGGTTGACATGAGTAGCTGAGAAGAAAGCCTGTATCTGAATACAAAAGAGTTTTCGCCAATATTTGCTTTAGTGTTTAGCAAATTGAGAATTTTATGGTCTCTGTTATTTGTTACAATTTTTCCGTCTGGAGAATTGTCTTCGCGGAGTATTGCTGGAAGTCTTGCTTGGTTCCCTGCTATTGCGTCAATACACCTATTAACCCATGTGACCTTCTGCATTCCCTCTCTGTATGCACGTTCGATATCCCAAGAGTCCCTATAGGGTTTACCTTGAAGACCGGTGTTGTATGCAACTGGGGCGCCAGGTCCAATAGCGGACTTTTGCCCTGACGATGAAGCAGATTTGTTATTGGTTGAGTTCCAAGCCATGTTTTATGATTAATCCAGTCCGAGCAGCAGGCCAACAGCCCCACAGCACACGCCAGCCACTAAGAATCCGACCGGAATGCTAAAAATAAACGCACCTGTTGTAGTCATAATTATAAATGACCCCATAAGGAGATTGGCAGCTCTTGCCCTAGTAAACCATTGTACTATTTTCATGTCTCCTCATCAAAAACAGAACATTGCATAATTTAATACTAGTATGGTTTATCATTCTCGGCAGAGAGCAGGCTTATAAATGACGAATTGGGACAAAGTTCTCGAATATCTAAAACCGAAGGAACCGCTTTATTGTCCTGAGGCGCCATCCATAACTCAGAAAGTATTTTTGCGTTCTTACTCTATAGAGGCATTATTCGGTGGGGCTGCTGGCGGAGGCAAGAGTTCAGCCCTACTTATGTCGGCCATGCAATACGTTGACATCCCTGGGTATTCAGCGATTCTCTTTAGAAAGACTTACGCAGACCTCGCGCTCCCTGGCGCCCTAATGGACCGATTCCGCTCATGGATTTCAAATTATGACGAAGTCCATTGGAATGGCAGCACCTATGTAGCCACCTTTCCGTCTGGGGCTCGAATATCATTCGGGTATCTGAACAACACCAATGACTACCTTCGATATAAAGGTTCGGAATTTCAATTTATTGGAATGGATGAGGTGACCGAAATCAGGGAATCTGATTATCGATACCTGTTCTCTCGCTTGCGCCGACCAGCAACAGGCGAGCTTTCCAAGGTTCCGCTGAGGATGAGGGCGGCTTCAAACCCAGCACCCAACTGGGTCAGACAAAGATTCATCGTGGAGGGAGCGGATTCTGGGAGGATTTTCGTTCCGTCGATGCTTACTGACAACCCCGGAATCGATGCTGACTCATATCGTCAGGCCCTGTCCGCCCTGGACCCGATTGAGCGCAGAAGGCTCGAGATGGGCGACTGGTGGGCTACTACTTTAGGAACTCTTTTTGATAGAACTAATTTTGTTGTTATTGATTCCTCTGAAGTTCCACAGGTGTTGTCATCTGCACGTGCCGTGAGATTCTGGGACTTGGCGGCCACCGAGCCATCGTCTAGCAATCCGAACCCCGACTACACCGTTGGAACACTGATGCTTTTCGACCAGGGCATTGCCTATGTTCTGGATGTGCGCAGACAGAGAGTTAAAAACGAAAAAGTAGAACAGCTAATTGCGCAAACAGCTTATGAAGATGGTCACTCTGTTGCAATCAGGATGGAGCAAGAACCGGGTTCGTCTGGAAAGGCTCTAGTTGACCAATATGCCCGATATGTCGTTCCTGGGTATGATTTTCAAGGAATACGCTCCACTGGAGACAAGCTAACCCGTTCCCGACCCTTTTCCGCAGCGGTTGCAAATGGCAATGTCCGTGTCGTGCGAGGCTCATGGCTAACCGACTGGTTCGACGAATTTTCATCCTTCCCTGAGGCCTGTGACCACGACGACCAGGTGGACTCGGCGGTTGGAGCTTTTTCATTTTTAGCTGGCTTGGGGTTGCCGCAGCGGCGTCCGGTGTCTATAATCATCTGACAAAGTATCAACTAGAGCAAGGGGTATATATGAGTAACGAAAACATCACTACGTCCGAGTTTAAAGAACTTGTCGCAAAAATGACAGGGGACTTCATGACTTTGGATAAATTGTTCAAGGAAATGTGTTTGAGCGATGAACCGCTTTCCGAAGTCGCTGATGCAATGGTGAGCGTTCATGCTCTTAAGGCAGAAATGTCAGTTATGTACGACTCGGTTTGTCATTCCATGATTGGCAAAATGGCCAACGTCCCAGAAGTGTCATCTAGCGACGGAAGTTTAATCGAGAAAAAGGGTGGTTCTGACAGGAAGAAGTGGGACCACGAAGGCCTTGCAAAGAATGTTGCTAGTCGAATCAATGACATGGCGGTTGACCTTGATACTGGAGAGGTAATCATGACCCCACAGGACATGATGGTAAAAATGCTCGACTTTGCAGCAGTTTCATACTGGCGAATAAAAGAACTTGCCAAAATTGGAGTATCTGCAGATAGCTTTTGTGAAGTGAGCGAATCCAAAACAAGCATTATCGTACGAAAGGCTAAATAAAATGTCAGACATATACCAACAACTATCAGAGTCGTTCCCACCAGAGATGGTGCGTTCAGTTAATAAAAGTGGAACGAATCTTCTATACATCCCAGTTACCGAAGTAACCAACCGTCTCAATAAGGTTCTCGGTGTTGGGAAGTGGTCGCGCAAGGTAATCAAGTGTGAACGCGACGCAATTGATACTGACTGGATTATGGCTCATGTCCGCATTACTTGGCTTGCAACGGATGAGCACCCAGCCGTATCTCGCGATGGAATTGATGCAGCAAAGATTATGCGCACCAAGCAAGGTCAGATTGTCGACCTTGGCGATGCGTACAAGAGCGCAGAGTCAAACGCGTTCAAGAAAGCAGCCCAAAGCCTTGGTGTCGGTTTGTACTTATCTCGTACTGACGACGCAATCGAAATCGAACAGGTAATGGAGGCCGAGATGGTTACTGCCTCGGAGCCACCCTCGCCATCAAAGATGACCTGGGAAAGCTTCATGTCTGTAAGTAAGGGTTTGAGCAAAGACCAAAAGGAACAGTTGCGTTCTGCGTGGACACAGTGGAGCGACGGCAAGCCAACACCCACAAAAGACACCGTTACCGAAGAACAGGCAAATTTTCTCCTTACAGAAGCAACTCGTTTAACATTTGGTGGGACAATCATAGAAGCGCCTGCCAAGTGAGCGATGTAAAACCAGAGCTTCCAGCACACCTTTCAGCTTCGTCAATTCAAACGTACATTCAGTGTCCGCTGAAGTTTAAGCTGTCTCGTGTCGACAAAATTCAAGAGCCGCCAACGATGCAGACATTGTTGGGAAATTTCGTACACGATGTGCTGGAGCATTTCTACGCCGCCTATCAGCCGGAAGAGAGGACTGTTGTGTCTGCTCGACACGCATGTACTCACGTATGGTCCAGTGGCGGTTGGGCAGACAGGGTTGCCCCTTATCTGAAGAGAACGCCAATCAACGATTTTCGATGGAGCGCATGGTGGTGCGTGGAGAACATTTTCCTTCTTGAAAACCCGTCTCTGGTTCAGCCTTCTGGTATTGAATACGAAGTCCTTGGCGAGATAGATGGCGTTCTTATTAAGGGATTCATCGACAGGTGGACGGAAATCGATGGGGTTGTGACAATCACGGACTACAAAACGGGGAAAACCCCAGCACCCAAGTACATGGCGGATAAATGGTTTCAGCTCAGCCTGTACGCGATTCTTCTTGCCGAACTAGAGAATAAGAAATCATTCAATCTGGAGCTTTTATACCTAAAAGATGGTGTTGCGAAAAAACATTTGCCAACGGCAGATGATTTTGTAAGCACAAGAAATACAATAACAACAACAAAGAAGGAGATAGTAAATTCATATGACAATTCAACATGGACAGCAATTCCATCAAACCTCTGCAATTGGTGCCACTTCAAAACAAATCTCTGTACATATTGGAACCCAAAAGATGAATGATGATATGTTTGCTCGCCTTGTTGCAGAGGATGTTAAAAACCGAGTATCAGACACACAGAGCGAATACATTCATTTGCCCCAAAATCGCGAGCGTTGGAAGCGAGCCCTTCTCGCGCTGGTGCGGAACCTTGATGAGCAAATTGCTGACATCAAAGACGATAAAGAACTTGATTCCCAGAGATACGCGGATTTGGGTTCCGACGGCACGGTACTGCTAGCCGAAGCAATGCAATCTTACGACGGCAGGCTAGCAAAAATTGAACGCTTCAGGTTCTTTGTTAACAAGCGTCTCGATTACGTTGTCTCCTTGGGCGAAGACGAGGGCGCACTCTCTCGTGCCAATTTCCTTGAGTCAGCAATCTTGAAGCACAAGTCACTAATGGATGAGTTCGACATGGAGCCAACCGACATCGATGTCGCCCTGTGGGCATCGTTAGAAAATAAATGGCAGTTCGACGATGTAACATCTCCTGAGTGAAATATCGTTCAAAAAAGAAACAAGAAGAGTATTTGCTGAGGCGCCCGCTCGTAGAAAAACTTTTGTCAAAAAAACCATTTTGCGAAGCGTGTCCTGTATTTGCTGAACATGACGAGAAGTTGACATATGTTCGTAACAGAAGTTGCGACATTCACGAAATAATTAGACGCTCTCAGGGTGGGTCGATACTCGATGAGGAAAATCTTCTTGCGGTATGCAGGCCATGTCACAATCGAATTGGAAACTATCCGCAGCTTGCTTTTGATTTAGGTTTAGCCAAGCACGGCTGGGAACGTTAAAACATTACTTGCGTTTACAACACGAAAGACATTTCAGTTGTAGAATTAATATCCTTAGGACCGTTATAGGCGCGAGGGCCGGGGGCACAGGGCAACGTGCAGCCCCCGGTTCTTGCGTCTCTTTTTTTATGTGCGCGCCAACATCTCTTTACCTGAGCTAATAATTTTGTAATGGTACTCTAAGGTCTTACAGCCGTTTCTGAGAAAAGAAAGGCAGGTGGTCCAAGGTCTAGTGGTGAATAACTACGCAAAGTAGACATGGACGTCTGTCTGTGTTAATTCCCGTCGGGATTACACCCGGCGGGTCTTTGTTTGTGGGGTAGAGTTTTGCGTGCCCATGAACATCCTAGGTCTCGACCTATCACTTACATCCACTGGGTATTGCCATGCTGGAGAAGCTGGTTATCTTTCTTTTGATTTATCTGGAGCTGAAAGATTGAGGAAAATAGCCAGCGAAATTGGCAATATTGCGGTTTCCAACAAAATACAATTGGTAGCCATAGAGGGTTATTCTTTTGCATCAAGAAATTCTCAGGCTCACTCAATTGGGGAGCTTGGCGGTGTTGTCAGGGTTGCCTTGCTAAATCTTGATATTCCATACATAATCGTGCCTCCTACTTGTCGAGCAAAATTTGCCACAGGCAAAGGGAACGCTGGCAAGTCAGAAGTCATATCTGCAATATCAGCTATTACGGGAATAGTTTGGAAAGGGGGGCATGCTGATGATATGTGCGATGCGTGGGTTCTTGAAGAAATGGTTTTGGCAAAAATTGGAAATGCAAAATATAAGTGGTCAAACATTTCTCTCTCGGCGCTAGAGAAGATAGACTGGTCCCCACTCGAAGGGATAGAAAATGAATAGAAGTCAACCAATCAGCCAGGTGGACATTGAACGAGAAATGATGAGACTGCTCGACCTGCTCGAAAAAGAAACTGAAAACTTTGAAATACTCGCCGTGGACGCTGCAAAAAAAGACGCCAGGTACAAGGCGGAATGGGCAAAAGAATATCTAGGAGCTGCTGGCAAGGGGCACAGAACAATCACCGACAGAGAGCAATGGTCTCATTACAAGATGGAACAAATGAAAGAGGATTACGAAATCGCGGAAGCACTAGTTAGGGCAAAGCGAGAAAAACTTCTTTCACTCAGGACGAGTATTGATGCCTTGCGAACCCTCAACGCCAATGTCCGCGCCCAGGTTTAGAAGTGAATAACACAGAAACATCTTTAATTAATCCTTCTTTGCTGAAGCCGGCTACATGGAGGGCAAATTATATTCTCAAGCCTGACCTTAAAGTGCTTATTTCTTCAATCGAAAAATACGGACTTTTAAGCCCAATCATTGTGCAGAAAAAATCAAACGTGATAATTGATGGCCATCAAAGAGTGATTGCAATATCTCAATCCAAGGCGCTAGCCAAGCGGTACTCAAAATCAATCACCTGCGTCGAATTGGACGTATCAGATTTGGACGCGATGATTCTTCACGTCCAAATAAATCGAGGTCGCGGTTCGGTTGTTGCAAAACGGATGTCCGACATTGTCAAGAAGATACATCAAAGTAGAGTTTATTCGATGGATGAACTAGACGAGATTTTCAATATGACCGTTCAGGAATCCGACATGATGCTCGACGGTTCACTGGTTAAAATGCGCAAGGTTAAAGAGCACGTCTACTCGAGTGCGTGGGTTCCAATCGAAGCACCTGCAAAATCATCTGACAAAATCGTGTTAGAGAAGCCACCAAATCAGGACCGTTGACACACCTAGAATCCAATGGTGTAAACTTTAGTCAAACGCTGAAGAGGTAGCCATGGAACAGAACACCGTCAGAGATAGAGAAATCGGTGCATTGACAAGAAGAAATCCGATAACCGGAGGTAATCGTCCTGCATGGTGGCGTCGGGCCACAGCCTACGGCTTGAATCGTCTTGCTGACGCCGTGTCTGGTCAAAGAACAACGCAGTCCGGCACCGGTCGAGCGCTTTTGAGGGAAAGACGAAGGCTGAATCTGGCAAGAGCTACGTGAGGTCTTAATGCTTGTTACGGCTTCTGATTTAGCAATCTATATGGACGTTAAGTTCAGTTTGCGGCAACTTGATGCTGCTGAATTTGTGCTGAATGGTCTCCAGAGTGAGCTTGAGGCTTTTTTGCGTAGGCCGGTAGAAGTTGCCGAGCATACGGAGCAACATGTAATACCAAGTTATTTTCAAGGAGTTCCAGCCACTTCTTTTTTCTACGACCAATCGCTGGACACTACGGATAGTGGATTGAACTATATTCAGCCTTCGATTGTTCTTAGCTTAAGAAACACACCTGTCGTAACCGTAAAAAGTGTTTCGATTGGAAATCTTTCACAAGTGCCAATATTCATGGCCGAAGCAAAGATGCGTACAGCGACAATAACCGGTGCATCACAGTCTGGAACGGTGGTCACATTTAGCGCTGCAAATACTTTCACGAAGGGTCAGAGAGTTGTTGTTACAGGAGTAACTCCAAACTCATACAATAAATCTTCATTTGAAATTACCGCAGTAACAAGTACAACTTTTTCTGTTGGCGGTTATCAGAGCGGGTTGTCCGCTTATGTATCTGGCGGAACCGTAACTGCAACCGGAAACGACTACACAGTTCATAGATACGGAATTGAGTTGTACAGAGGTTTTCCTAACGACGTTGTTGAAATTGTCTACACCGGCGGCCTTGATGGTGAAGCGATTCAGATGTTTAAACTATTTATTCTTCGTGCTGCCACAAGAGAAATGCAAAATATGCACGATGACGTTGTTGGAGTTAAAGACTTAACGACAAGAAATGTTGCCCCTCTTGAAACTGGTTTTTCAGAGAGAGAACTTCTTGCTCTACGTAGGTGGAGAAGGCGACGCATTTAATGGACATTGAAATAGGCGTAAGTACCAGGGGAATGGGGTCCGCCATTGCCAGGCTTGGGGCCATGTATTCTCGCGCTCAAGTGCTCACTCCGGTGTTGATAAAAGCAAAACAAGAAGTGCGTATGGCAAATGCTGCAAACTTTACAAGTAATGGTCTCCT